GCAAGTAAACTTGCTAAATCTTCTTCTCTTTTGGCCATAATTGTAACCTGTTTTAATTATTGAATAAATCATCAAATGCAGATGCTACATCATCTTTCTGCTTTGGTGCTACTGGCTTTTCCCAAGGTAAATCACCTACTCCATCCTCTGCAACGGAAGTTGCTTTTGGTGTGGTGGATGATAATGTTGTCTTTGGTTTTGGAGCTTCCAATACTTCTACAATTTCATCATCTGCGGGTGCACCCGATGAGGGGTTAAGCCAATTTTCAAGAATTGTTTTCAATTCAGCGTATGAAAGTTCCGAATATAAATCCGTAATTTCTTTCTGATTATCAAGCAATTGTTGAACAGTTGTCGCATCATCTACAAGTTTTGTTTGAGCAGGTTTTACCCTGATTGTAGTTGTTGGATAAGATGCATTAGATTCTTCTGCTGATGTAACTTCCAATACAATATCACGTCCTGTCATTGGATCCGTAATATCTCCATAATCAGGATCAGCGATGTAACCCAAAATATCTTGGTAAACGGTCTTACCGAATCCCCAGAATTTAACACCTTCGTTTTCTTTACCTCTTACGATAACAGGTACAAAGGTTCTTAATTTTGGCTCCATCTTCTTACCTGCTTTCCAATCATCAGTATCGCCTGTACGTTTGAGTTTTTCTGCAAACTCTACGATTGGATCAGGTCTACCAAATGACATTGGGGACAAGTACGTTTTGTTGTTGATGTTGTAGTGAAAATAAAGTTCAATAAAAGGTAAATCCCTATTAAACTTGTAAGGAACGATACGAATTGTCGTTCTGCCATTTGCCGGTTTGAAAATTGAATCCGACTTTTTTGTGTTGTTTTGAAGAGAATTAAATCTCTTGAGTGCCAATGAAATGTCCATTGTTTTTTAGATTTTAAAGTTTAAAAAAAATTGTTTAAGTTTTAAGGTTTAAGTAGCTACTTCCTACATATCTAAATATAACCTTTTCTACTTTTACTATGTAAATATACGAAAAATTTTTGAAATTACCAAACTATTTTTGAAGTAGACCTATCTTGCGTTCCAGATAGAATTTAGCCTTTTTTAGGTCCTCTAATTCCTTTGCCGGGTCTTTTTTACCTGCTCTGGCTACATATTTTACCACATTGAAAAGATATGCATCTTTATCCAATTCCCACGCTTCACATACTTTAATGACTTCGTATGGATTATCTACACCACCATAATGTGCAGGTCCATTTACCATTTCTTTATTCATAACTTATTATTTATTTTTCCAAAATTGATACCAACGTTTTTTTACTTCTTCTGTTTTTTGAAATGGTAGGGGTTCTGTATTATCATATAAGTTAACAATTCCACCATATCTTGCACTCATCATACTTAAAAATGTTTGATGATATTGTTAAGGTATTTTTTCAAAATTTGCTTTAATCTGAACTTGCAAATTAATAGATTTATTATCCTCTCCTTTAAATAACTTTAATTCATCAACCATAGATACTACATACGAAGTTTGTATAACTAAATGATTTCCATTTCCTATGTGAATTAAATTCTCATCTTTCATAACTTATTTTTTATTCCATTTATTTTCCATATAACTTATATACTTATCTTGTTTGTTTCCATTATACAGCATCCATGCAATATAATAATCAAACCACCATTCCAGCTTCTTTAATAACTTTATCATTTAATTTGTTTTTAAGTTTAACAGCAAGTGCGCACATTTCATATTCTTCTGAATCAATTAGTATTTGTAGATTATCTTCTATTAAATCCAAAAATTCACGCTTATTTATTGATAACGTTATTACCAACATACCTTTTATTAAGATATTAGCAAAATCTACTTTATTTTTTCTACATGAAACTCCATGAGATATTGCATGGATTATTGCCTTAGATATAATAACCCTATGTGATTCAAATATATCGGAAGGATTTTCCGTTTCTATTTTTATTGGAGTAAATTTTTTTCCCTTTGGCATACACCAAATATAAGAAAATTATTTTAATATTCCAAATTTTGAATATTAAATGTTTTGTGAACTTTTGTTGGTATCTTTTTATACCCATTTGTTGTAGTGGTCAATATACACCCATAAAACTCATCCCACTCAATCATATATGTAGAATCCATTTGTCCACCTGTTTTGGACTTTACTACTTCATTTAGGGCATTAATTGTGTATATCGTATTAGATTGTTTCTTTCTATGTACTAATATAGTTTTCCATTTTGAAGATATTGCAGGTGATCCTTTTTCTACATTAAATGTAATAAACATTTCTTCCGAATTACTTCTTGATTCCAAAACAAATACGTTTGGATTGGTTAATGTATAGTTTTTTAAAATAAAACTAATAGAATTATCCAATTCACCTTTTGTTGTAAATAAGCAAAGTAATTGTGTATTCATTATTTTTTATTATTTTTTTCAGCAAAGCATTTTCGCATACCATCACTATATTGCATTGTATTACTTGTTTTGGATGTTTTACCCGCCTTTCCCCTATATGTTCTAAATCCAACCTCTTGTGATTGGCCTGTTTTTGTATCAATTGCATAACTAAATATTTTCATACCCGTCACATTCCTTGCAGTTTGCAATTGTTTTTTATCTGGATTTGTTATACCTGCTGATTTTAATTTCTGTAAAGCATCTTTTTCGGTAAATTCGTATGTAAATTCTTGCGTTTCCTTTACGGAAAATTTCTCTTTAAATTCATCTGTATTTTTTACACCTAAACAATCTCTCAATATCTCACCATTTACCATATCTCCACCCATACTCATTTCAAAAGATTGACCCATCATACTATGCATATCCCCTTTTTTGTATTTTTTTGGTGGATAATCCATCAATGATAGGTGAAATGAATCTATTACATCTTCCGATTGTGATAGTGTACCCAATCCTTTTTTAGTATTTCCAACCTTTACTTCTATTTGATCCAAATCTCTAAACATTTTATGATAAGATTCGGCAACTTTTTTTCTCTGAATACTTACTATACTATTGACATCTATTCCCTCTGGTATTTCTTTTCCAGAGTTTATAAAATCGGAAGTAAGCATTCCTGATATTTTCATTATTATCTTTTGTTGTGTTACCGTTCCATTTCCATCTGCTACAACTTTTCTTAAACTAGCATATACACAATCGGGTGTTGGTTTATCTATATTACAACCTTTTGGTAAATTTTGAATTATTTCTTTTTTAAATCCTTTCTTATCAGTTGTGGCTTCTTTAAAATTTTTATCTAAATTATTTTTACCACTCATCAACAACTTTAATTGCTCTCTATCCCCATATCCACTTCCTCCTTTGATAAGGTTTCCAGCAACAAGAGCATTTCCCTCCGCATAAGATTCTTCTATTTCACTTATTCTTTTAGAATGATTTCCTATAATTACTTTAGCACTTTGTGATTGTTGCTTTGTTAAAATTCCTGCCTTCTCAAATGAATCAACCTGTGTTACTTTATCATTTATTTCCTGTGCCAATGTAGAATTATCTTGAATATCCGCTGTTGATGTTTTATCTGAATAGAATTTTATTACAACATTTCCTTTATCATCTTGTATAAACACACCCGTATCCGATGGGTTTGCACCACCACCACCTGCCGTTACAAATTCAATTGCATCATTTTTATCAACCACAGTACCATCTGGCATCATTACTTTTTTTGCATTTTTAACCAGTTCTATTTGTGCTGCCTTTGAAGAATCCGCACCATAGTAGGTTTCTATTTTTGAATTTTTCGATAATAATCCCTTTGATTGTAAATCCTGCTTTGTCTGATTTGCTCTATCAAATTTATCTCTAGCAGATCTAGCCGAAATGAGTGCTTTTGATGCACAATTATTATTTTTTAAATCCGCAGGTAAATCTCTTACAACAGCAGATGTTTGCGTTTGTTCTTTACCCAATTCCGTTCCACAGAATTGTTTAACCAAAACACGTGTTAATTCTATATCAGATAAATCTGGACTTTTTTCCAGTATTTTTGTACCCTCTCCTGAAATAATTTCGTTAAATGCAGAACCTTCCGAACCTGGTGCTGGTTTTTTTTCTGTTGCTTTTTGATACCCCTTAAATCCATATTTAAGCATATCATTTTTAACTTGATTATCACCCGATTTACTATCTCCCATCTCTTCTCCGTTTTTTCCTTTACTATATAAAGAATTTGCAACCGTTTCCGCTTTTTGTTTATCATCCGTTTGAGTTGGTTGCTCTTTTGGTTCTGTTCCAAATACTTTTCCACCACCCTTTTTTCCAAAAACATTTGTAGGTTTTTCTTCATCATCAGGACCAGCATCAACCATATCAACATCCTTTTCGGAATATCCTGCGGTACTCATCATACCCTTTGCAGTTTTATATGCTTGGGATTTTTTTTCATACCCCAATGCAGATGCCACACTTACTTGATTACCTGTATCTGGATTTATAAACCTTTGTGCCAATACTTTATCCAAAGATTGTTTTTTGGGAGCTTCATTCAAATACGAAAAATACACTCTTGCCTTTTGTGCAATTTCGTTTGCATTATAAACTCGATTCTCTATTAAAATTTCTTTCAATATTGTAACCTGTTCTTCCTGTGTCAAATCAATAATACCATGTTGT